TCAGACGGCCTGTAGTGGCATCTGGAACTGCTCGGCTTCCACCCGCTCCTGCTCCTTCTTTCTGGCCTCGATGATGCGAGGCTTCATCAGCTCGGCCACGGCCTTGAAGACCGGTACGACGACCGAATTGCCGAACTGGCGGTAGGCCTGGGTGTTCGAGACGGGAATCACGAACGAGCTCTCGCCGGGGGCGTCGAAGCCCATCAGGCGGGCACATTCCTGCGGGGTGAGGCGGCGAGGGCGGTTGCGGTGGTTCTCGGGGGAGTCGAAGGGCTTCCCGTCGTCGAACCCGCGATCGACCAGAATCTCCGAGCCGTCCTTGTGGTAGCGGGCCGACAGGGTGCGCGCTACGTCATTCGGGCCGGTGAGGCCGAATCCGAAGCCGTTGCCCTTCTCGCGATGCTTCTGGGCGTAGCGGTAGAGGTAGTCCCAGAGCTTGGGCGTCAGGATGTACTTGTCATCGACCTCGTCGTCCAGCAGGTCGCCGAAGGTGGGGCGCTGTTCCGGGATGACCTTCTCGATATCCTTCAGAGTGAAGCCCTGATGCACGTTCAGGTCGCGCCGGAAGCCGACCAGCACGATGCGCTCGCGGTGCTGGGGGATGAAGTGTCGGGCATCGATCACCTTGGGATCCTGCCCCTTGGGCGCATTCACGTCGGCCACGTCATAGCCCAGCTCGTCCAGCGCCTCGCAGATCACCCGAAAGGTCTTGCCCTTGTCGTGGCTCTTGAGGTTCTTGACGTTCTCGAGCACGAAGGCCGATGGCCGCTTGGCGGCGATGATCCGGGCGACATCGAAGAACAGGGTGCCCTGGGCGTCGCACTCGAAGCCGTGCTTGCGGCCCAGCGAGTTCTTCTTGGACACGCCGGCCAGCGAGAACGGCTGGCAGGGGAAGCCGGCCAGCAGCACGTCGTGATCCGGAATCTCCCTGTCGATGTGGGCGTAGGCGGTTTCCTCGTCCACGTCCGTGCGGGCCGACAGGGTGACGTCACGGATATCGCGGTTGAACCGGTGGGTGGCCGGGTCGCAGTAGTGGTTCGCCTTGTAGGTACGCACAGCGTACTTGTCCCACTCGGACGTGAACACGCACTCGCCGCCGATCGACTCGAACCCCTGCCGGATGCCGCCGATACCGGCGAACAGGTCGATGAAGGTGAAGTCGGCCCGCCCCTGGTGCCGCGGCGGCTTGGGCAGCATCTCCATCAGGCGACGCCCCTGGTCACGGGTGATTCCCTTCTTTGCCTTTCCCTTGATCGTCCGATTTAACGTTTCGCGGCACCAGCTATCATCCACCTCGCGGAGGGCCGCGGCGACCGTGCCCTGATCATAGATCTCGAGCACCCGCTCCAGCAGCTGGCGGTCATCCAGCAGTTCATAGTGGGAGGTGTAGGGAGCCTGGTCGGCTGTCTCCTGGGTGTCGAGGTCCGGGAACAGGGTCATGGCGCTTCCTCTGGGTCAGGTCTGTGACGATATCTCCCAATTGTATTCCCATGGTCTGCCTCGCGCCAGGGCTAGGCGAGCCTTTTTTCGCGTAGATCCTCATCCCTGACCGGAGGCAGGGGGTGCCGCTGCATGCCGGCGAGGATATTGGCGCCGAGCCTTACCTATCATGATGCCTCGGCCAGCTGCCGGTTTCAGTCGCTCCCCCTGATTTCCATCTCCACCGAGCTGGTCAGCGCGCTGTCGCTGAGGTCGTGGCTGATCTCGGTGATCAGCCATGCCGTGGCGTCGATCTCGCGCTTCCAGCCGTTGGCGATCACCGGCGTTTCGGGGTAGAGCTCGGGGCGGCCTTCGGCGAGGTCGAGGGTGAACGAGGCGCCGCCGCGCTGCAGGCGCCGCCATTCGCTCTGGGCGGCGGCGAGGGCGTCGTCCTCGCTGGCGTAGGTGGGGCGCAGGCGCTTGGGCTCGTCGTCGCTGCCGGCGATGACCTCGCGGGGCTCGGCGGCGCCTTCGTCGTGCCATTGGGCGACGACGCCGGTGTAGGCGTCGCGGTCGGTGATGCTGTAGCGGTGGCGGTCACCGACCTGGCGGGTCAGGCGAATGGCGGGGATCTCGGTACCGCCGGCGGTGAGGCCGGCGCCCTCGGGGATGAACAGCAGCCGGCCGGCCTTCACGGTGGTGATGGCGTCGAAGCGCTCGGCCAGGCGAGTGAGGAAGTGCAGGTCCGATTCCTCGGTCTGGTCGATGTGCTCGAGGTAGATGCCCTGGAGGTGATGGCCGGCCCTTGGCTCCAGGTCGTGGCGGCCGGCGATGGTGCTGATGATCTCGCCGAGGGTGATGTCGTCCCAGCTCTGGGTGCGTTTGCCGGGCAGGCCCTGGCGCATGTCCGCCGAGCGGGCGCGGATGGTGATCACGTCCGGCGCGCCGGAGTGCTCGACCTCGTCGACGATGTAGGTGCCGCGGTCCACCAGCGGCTGGCCACGCCAGCCCATGGCCAGGTGCAGCTCGGCGCCGCGGGGCGGCAGGGCGAGGCGGCCGTCGTGGTCCTCCAGGGTGAGGTCGAGCTGGTCGGCCTCGAGGCCACGACGATCAGTGAGGCGCAGGCGCTGCAGGCGGGCGCCGACCTGTGGGCTGATGCGCTGGCCCATCAGGGTGAGGTGGTAGTCCGGCGTGCGGGCGGCGCGGCCCGGCTCGGTGAACAGGCTCATGCCAGGGCTCCGTTGATGCCGGTGACCAGGGCGCGCATGGCGGCGGTGCTGGCGAGCTGGGCGCTGTCGTCTTCATCGATGCGCTCGAGGCGCAGGTCGAATTCGATCTGCTGGGCGGCGCCGTCACGCATGAAGGCGCTCTTGCGCTCGTTGAGCGAGCCGATGACGTAGAGGCCGTAGTAGGCGCCGGCGCCCTCGATCAGCGGCCAGGCCGCGCCCTGGTTGGCCATCTCGCGTAGCTGGTCGAGGCTCTGCTGGCCGCCGGTGAACTGGGGCAGCAGGGTGCCGGTGAGGGTGATGGTCTCCTCGCCCGGGCCGAGGAACTGGCGGGCCGGGCGGCGTCCGACGCGGCCCTGGCTCTGGTGGCGCCAGTCGGTCTGGCGCTGCAGCTCCTGGTAGGCGGCGGTGCTGAGGCCGAACACGAACAGGCCGTAGGCCATCATCATGGGCGGGGCTCCTGTCAGTCGATGTCGTAGAAAGACGAGCGCCGGCGGGCGGCGGCGTCGCGGCTGGCGTCGGCCAGGGCCTGCCTGACCCGGGCGTCGACCATGCGGGCGAGGGCCTGCTCGTCCATGCCCGGGGCGGCGTGGACGTTGATGCCGCCCTCGATGGTGATGTGCACATCGCCACCGCCGCGGGGGGGCTGGAGCGGCGGGCGGTGGTCGATCGGCACGTCGGCGATGGCGGGCAGGCTGGCGGCGCCGATGGCCATGCCGGCGCCGGCCTGGCGCACGCGCCGGGCGATCTCGCCCACGCGGCGGGCAGGTTCGTCGCGCTGGGCGTCCAGCCCTTGATTCAGGCCATCGACGGTGTAGCCGCCGAGCTGCGCGAACACGCGCGAGGGCGAGTTGATGTCGAGCTTGTCGGCGAACCAGTCGCGCACGTTGCCGGCGATGCCGGTGATCCGGTCGCGCAGTTCGCCTATCTTGCCGGTGAGGCCGTCGATCATGCCGTCGATCATCGCCGAGCCGAGGGAGCCGAATGTCTCGGGGATCTCCACCCCCAGGGCGTCGAGCCCGGCGGTGACGCCGCGCCAGATCAGGCCGATGGGCGACCAGTCCAGCAGCAGCCGGGCGACCTCGCCGATGCCGCCGCTGAACGCATCCTTGATGTCCTGCCAGCGCTGGCCGAACCAGGCGGAGATCGAATCCCAGTTGCGATAGACCAGGGTGGCCCCGGCGGCCAGCGCGGCCACGGCGGCGACGATGCCCATGATGGTCAGCCCCACCGGGTTGAGCGACAGCAGGGTGAGCGCGTAGCGGACCAGGGCGATGGGGCCGAGCACCGAGCCGAGCACGGCGATGAAGCTGCCGCCCACGGCGACCAGGGTGGCGAGGCCGGCGGCGGCGGTGACCAGGGTGCCGGTGAGGCGCGGGTTTTCCTTCATCCAGTTGCCGACGCCGCGGGTGATGGTGGTGATGTTCTGAATCAGCTCGCGCAGCGGGCCCTCGTTGGTGTCGGTGATGGTGATACCGACCTCTTCCCAGGCGCTGTTCAGGCCCTGGAGATCGCCCTTGATGTTGTCGGCCATCACCGATGCCACCCGGGCGTTCTCGCCCGCGGCGTTCTCCAGGATGCCGGTGAACGCCTCGACGCCGGCCGAGCCCTGCTGGTTGATCATCTCGGCCATGCCGGCGGCGGGCTCTTCGCCGAAGATCGCCTTCAGGTACTCCATGCGCTCGGCGTTGCCCAGGTCCTCGGTGGCCTGGGCCACGTCGGCGAGGATCTGCGGCACGTTGCGCATGTTGCCCTCGGCGTCCTTGATGTTGAGGCCGAGTTCCTCGATGGCGCCGGCCGCGGCGCCGGTGGGGGCGGAGAGGCGCAGCATCATGGCACGCAGGGTGGTGCCGGCTTGGCTGCCCTGGATGCCGACGTTACCCAGCAGGCCGGCCATGGCGGCGGACTCTTCCAGCGAGAGCCCCATCTCTCGGGCCACCGGGGCGACGTACTTCATCGACTCGCCGAGCATCTCCAGGTTGACGTTGGCCCGGGTGGTGGTGGCGGTGATGACGTCGCCGAGGCGTTCCATCTCGCTGGGGTCTAGCCCGAAGCCGGAGAGCAGGTTCGAGGCGATGTCCGAGGTGCGACCGAGGCCGGTGTCGTTGGCCTTGGCCAGGTTGAGCATCGAGGGCATGGCGGCGCGGATGGCGTCGGGGTCGAAGCCGGCCATGGCGAGGAAGCCCTGGGCGTCGGCGGCCTGGGTGGCGCTGAACGAGGTGCTCGAGCCTAGCTCGCGGGCCTGGTCACGCAGGGCCTGCAAGCGCGGGTCGTCTTCCTGCAGGCGGGTGAGGGCCTGTACGCGGGACATGGCGGCGCCGTAGTCGACGCCCGGCGTGAGCATGCGCGCGCCGCCGTAGAGCGCGGCGCCGCCGGTGGCCATGCCGGCGGCACCGGCGCCGGCCATGCGTCCGGCGCGGCCGATGTCGCGGTGGTAGCGCTTGGCGGCGTCGGCGGCCTGTCGCTGCCGCTGGGCGGTCTGGCGTAGCTGCCGCTGCTGGGCCTCGAGCTGACCGTTGGCCTCGCGGATGCGCCGGGTCAGCTCGCGCTGCTGGTCGGCGTGACTGCCGGTGACGCCCTCGACGCGGGTCATGTTGCGGCGCAGGTACTGAAGCTGCCGCTGCTCCTGCTGATACTGCTCCTTGAGGCGCTGGGCCTGGCGGACGGCCTGGGCGCGCTGGCGGCCGAGGGCCTTGGTGTCGCCCTCGGCGTTCTGCATCTGGCGGGAGAGCTCGCGGATCTCCTGCTGCTGCTCCTCGAGGGCGCGGCTGCTGCTCTCGCTCTGGCGCTTGAGATCGCGGAAGCCACGGAGGTCGCGCTGGGCGCGCTCCAGGGTTTTGAGCTGGTCGCGGCTGGCTTTCAGGGCCTCGGCGGTGCGGCCGCTGCCCTGGGTGATCTGCTTGAGGGGCCGAGTGACCCGGTCCACGGCGTCGAGGACGACTTGCAACTTGAGATCGCGGGCCATCGGCGTTCCTTCACTTGCTGGGTTTCGGGGGCTCGGCGCGGCGGCGGGCCCGCTCGCGCCAGTCCATCAGTTCGTCGAGGGGCATGTCGTCCATGTCCGCCGGCGTCCAGTGGAACACCATGGCGAGATCCGCCATGGCGTCGTCGACGTGCTCGGGCAGCGTTACTCGCTCGCGCCTTCCGCCTTGGCCTTCTTCGGCAGCAAAAAACCGCTCACCACGCCGCCGCATTGGACCAGGTCGGCCGGGTCCATGGCGCGCACCTCGGCCTCGGTGAGGGCGGGCTCGGTGATGCGCGGCAGCACCTTGGTCAGGGCGGTGACGTCCATCTGCAGCACGTCGGTGAGCGCCACGCCGCGCAGGGCGCCGGACTTGGGCTTGCGGATCTGCAGCTCGGTGACGGTCTGGCTGCCGCGCTTGAAGGGCGAGTCCAGCTCGACGGTCTCGGTGACGACCTGGGGCAGCTCGGCAGGGGCGGTGGTCTTGTCGGTCATGGGGTGTGGCTCCGGTGATGTGATTGAGTCAGTGAGTAAGCAGCAGATCCCAGGGGATCTTGCTGATCAGGTAGCCGAGGGCGATGGTGAACGCGATAGACCAGAGGGCGTAAAAGCGCCCGGGAGACAGGCCTTCAGTCATTGCTCGAAGCTCCTCGATGAACTTGCTAAGCTGTTCCACAGGCTCTCCCTAGTCTCTGTAGGGTGAGATTCCAGAACGCCCCGCCGGCCCCCACCGGCGGGGCGTTCGCGTTTACAGGCCGAGTGCGGCGCGGCGGTCGGCGAGGCGATCCTCGCCGCGGACCATGAAGACGTTGCCGGGGATGTCGCGCTCGATGACGACCTCGCCGTCGATGGTCAGCTTGTAGTAGCTGATGGTGGTGGTGATCTCGCCGGTGGAGTTGTCGCCCTTCTGGGCCTCGCCCATGCCGATGGTCTTGTGGCGGCCGCGCACGACGATCTCGACGGGCACGACGGAGCCGTCCTCGTCGCTCTCGTAGCTGCCGGTGAAGCGCAGCTGGGCGGCGTCGTGGATCGGTGAGCCGTAGGTGTCGTAGACGCCGTCGACCAGCAGGCCGCCGGGCGTCCAGGTCATTTCCATGAGCTGGTTGCCCATGTCGACCTCGATGGGGCCGTCCATGCCGCCGCCCTCGTACTCGACCATGCGGCGGGCGAGCTCGGGCAGGGTGATGGTCTGGATCAGGCCCTGCCAGCTGTTGCCGTCGCCGAACAGGTTGAAGTCCTTGAGGATCTTGGGAAGTGCCATGTCGTTCTCCTATCAGGCGGCGGCGACGCGGTCGGCGAACTCGACCAGGTAGCGGTCGGTGATGCGCTGCTGGAGCATCAGGTTCTCGAGCGGCGGCACCGGGGTGTAGTCGTAGTCGATGTAGAGCTTGCCGGCCTTGAGCACCTCGGGGGTGTTGATCTCGGCGTCGAACCAGGCCTCGCCGTCGATGATGTAGCCCAGGCGCTTCCACTCGCGGAACTTGGCGTTGATGCCCTCGACGATGTCCTTCACCAGCGAGGGGTGCATCGGCTTGTCGACGGCCCAGAGATGGGCCTCGGCGATGGTGTCGGCGATGACCTGGGCGGTGCGGGTGTAGTTCTCGAAGGCGAACAGCGGGTCGACGCTGCAGGTGCGCGAGCCCCAGAAGCGGTAGCCGCCGCGGTTGATGAGGGTGGTGACCTCGTGGCTGTTGAGGTAGCCGGCGTCGGTGTTGGGGTCCTGGAGGTCCCAGAACACGTCCTGGCTGATGCCGGTCACGCCGTTGACCGGCATGTTGGAAAGGGTCTTGTGCCAGCCGATCGCCTGGTCGGCCTTGGCGCGCAGGCCCATGGCGCGGGCCACGGCGGAGTGCGTGCGAGTGCTGGAGGTGGCGGTGTCCCAGCCGGTGAAGTCGGGCCAGATCACCATGACCTCGCGGGCGCCGAAGTTCTCGCGGTACATGGCCGCTTCTTCCATGGTGGTGCTGTCGCCGGCGGAGGCGTACACGAAGGCGCGCAGCTTCTGGCCCACGCCGATCAGCTCGCTGGTGACGTCGGCGTCGTCGAGCTCCGGCACGCCGAGGATGCGCGGCTTCACGCCCAGGCGGCCCTCGGCGGCGAGCAGAGACTGCACGCCGGTACGCTTGCCGCTGGCATTCACGCCGCCGATGACGTTGGTCTTGGTCTCGGCGTCGTCGGCTCCTTCGGCTACGCGCACCACCACGATCATGGTCTTGGCCTGGTCGGCGATGGCATCCAGTGAGCGGGCGAGGGTGCCGGTGTCGCCGGCGTCGCCCTGGGCGCCCAGCGGATCGGTGACCAGCACCGGGGTATTCAGCGGAAACGGTTCGTCCTCGCCGCCGGTGAGATACTGGAAGCCCGACGCGGCGACCACGCCGGCCCCGGTGCCTTCCTCGGCGGCGGTAACCAGGGCGGAGGCGTCGGCCTCGCCGTTGATGGCCGTGGCCACCTCGGCGGCGGTGCTGGTGATCTCGCCCTCGGTGTCGGTGGCCAGGCTGACGGTGATGTCCTGGCCGCTGACGGTGACGGCCAGCGCGGCGGAGGCGCTGCCGGGATCGACGTAGCGCACGCGGATGGCGTTGCCGGTGGTGCCGGCGGTGGCCGCGGTGTAGGTGACGCCGCTTTCGGCGGCGGCAGAATCGACGAGCAGCGAGGCGGCGACGGCCGCCGCGGCGTCGGGGGCGGTGGCCACCAGGCCGATCACCGCCGTTGAGACGGTGCGGATCGGCCTGGTGCCTTCATTGATCTCCACGACGCGCACGCCGTGGTGGTAGTCCTGGGCCATATCGGGCTCCTGCGCAGGTGAGCATGACGGTCGGGGTCATGCTTGCGCGGGAGCGTGCGAGGGGCGATAGGCGGGGATTGTGGGGTGGTGATGGCACAAAAACGCCCGCCGGTTGGCGGGCGCGGTGGCTATGCGTCTTGGAGAGTCACGACATATACGGCATGCCCATCAATTGCCTTCCCCCTTTCTCTCAAGCCATTGAGAAAGGATAGACGCCGATGCCCTTCCATCAGGTGCCAAGGGGTGCGAATGATTCCCCATGTCTGCTCACATGCGCCGCCGTCATGGTTATCAAGTAAAACGATGGGAGTGTTCCAGGTGCCGTGCTCAAGCATGTACTTGGCGAGCCAGTCATGGGGGCCAGCGGCTCGTCGCTCTATGTCCGAGAAGTTCTCGCACATTCGAGGGTTAGCAAAGGCCTCTGGGCCGGGAATATCCTCTACCGGCCATTCTTCCAAGCTGAAGTGAAAACGCTCGAACCGAAGTGGGGCATAGTCTGCGAGACACCCACCAGCATGTCTGTAGAGCCACTCGACGAGTACCTCTTCTGGCCAGTGAGGCAGTAATGGCTGCATTCGTTTGACATAGTCCTCGGGGGCCTCGCTTGTGAACTCCGCTCGATCTTTGAACGGTGCAAACTGGGAGATGTATTGCTCGAGCTCTTCGTCGTTCATGTTTTCTCCTGGTTGAGGACCCCCGAGATCCTATCACTGGCAGGGAAAAGCGGGCGTTGAGCTTCCTGGAGCGGTCGGCAGTGATCACCACACCACCGCTTCGATCCCCACCCGGTCGTTCGCCTCCAGCGCGGCGTCGATCGCGTCCTTGCGGTCCCAGCTGTGCGCCTTGAGCGTCTTGAAGTGGCCCAGGGCCGCATCGGTCAGGGCGATGACCTGGTCGGGCGTCATCGGGTAGATGGTGTTCGACATGGCGCGGAACGCCTGGACGGGATCGGTCACGCCGGCGGCCTTCAGGTCGCGGGCTTCGATGGCCAGGCCGAGCAGATTCTGCCGGTCCTCGGCCAGCATCTGCACCGTGTCCTCGGTGCCGTCGGGCATGGTGTAGGGCAGGCCCGCTGCGAGAGCATCGGCCAGGGCGGTGGCGATCGCGGCGCGCTGGCGGGCGGCGAGGTCCTTGAGGGGTTCGGGAGGCGCCTCGTCCAGCGCGTCGTCCGGCGGCTCGACGCCAAGCTCGCTAATCTCGTGGCTGCTGCCGTCGGCGAGCCAGTACACGTGGCCGCGCCAGTCCGACACCATCTCCCAGGCCTCGCCGGCCCAGCGGGCGGTCTCGTTGGCGCCGGTGGCCGGCGGTTCGATGACGGTCGCACCGGCCGGGATGCGCGGCTCGCGGCGCATGGGATCGATGGGGGCCTCGCGGCCGGCGGGATTGATCACGGTGCCGTCGGTGGGGTTGATGTCGTAGATGCGCATGGTCGGCTCCCTCAGATCTTGGTCAACCAGATAACGGCGTTGTTACGGGGGCGGGTTTCGGCAGAAAAGACGCTGACATCTGTGGAAACATTTCCATCGCTAGTGCGTGAAAAATTGTCTCCCTTTCCTGTTGTCCAGTTCATTTTTTTTGAGACGAAGATGCTGTCTGGAATCACCTGCGTTGTGCCTGGGTTAGCGGTTCCCGTCGGCAGCATATGGCTGTGGTACTGCACTGATTGGCCCTGGTGATCCGCCAGAGAGCGCCCAGAGTCCACTCCACGCCCCCGATCCAGTCCCCGCTTGAACTCACCCCGATCATCAGGCAGCAGGAAGGTCGTCGAGCCATCTCCAGCCCCGTGGGTGGTGCCGTGAGCCGCGAACACGCGCCGGTAGTCGGCGCGGCTGAGCTCGGCGCCGTCGTTCTCGACGTAGCCCTCGGGCAGGGTCTCCGCGCGCCATTCGATAGTCGCGCCCGGGCGCGTTCCATCCCACATCATCCAGATATGCGGCCGATTCCCGGCATTGGTGGGGGCGACGCCCTGGACGGTGCCCACTTGGTCACGGTCGTAAAACTCGTAGAAGACACCGTCGTTGCCGCGTACTACCTCGCCGGTGGTGTAAATCCGCTCGGCGTCGTAGTTGGCGAACTGGTAGCCGGCGGCGGCGATGGCCTGCTCGATCACCGTCTTCATCGCCTCGTCACCGGCATCCGAGTATTCCCGCGTCGCCAGCACCACCGAGGGGTCGACCCTCAGCGTGACGGCGCTGGTGTCGCTGACTTCAAGGACGAAGCGCACGGTCTGGGTGCGGCTGGAACCTTCGGCGAGCACCGGCTTGTAGGTCTCGGGGTAGTTGCCGATGCCGATCAGGTCGCCGTCGACGTCATAGATGCCGATCTCGCGGATGGACCAGCCGCCGACGTCCGGCGGGAGCACCTGCTCGACCACGATCCAGCTGGGGTTGTCGGGGTCGGTCTGGCTGGCGTTGATCGGGGCGCGGCGCACCTCGTTGACCAGGGCCTCGGCGCTGCTGTCCGGCGTGGGCAGGCTTCCGTTGCCGTCGCCGACGGCCAGCTCGGTGATCTCGATGGTGCCGCCGAGCGCCACGGCGTTGGCCAGCTTGGCCTGACCGGTGTCGGTGAGCAGCGTATAGAACTGGGGCATGCGGGGCTCCTCTTGCTATCAGAGCGGGTAGACGGTGGCGGTGTCGGTGCTGTCGGTGGCGGCGCCCACATGGAACAGCCCAACGACCTGGGTTTCCTCGGCGACGAAGGGCAGCACGGCGGTGACGTCGCCGTCGTAGGTGGCGGCGGCGAGGTAGGCGGTGCCGCGGCTCTCGCCGGCAAGGTCCAGGCCGCTGACGTGGCGGGTGAGCGGCTTGGCGTCGTCGATCAGCCGCTCGAGCTCGCTGTACATGGCCTCGGTGATGCCGGTGTCGAGCACGCCGATGCGCAGGGCGAAGGTGCCGCGCTCGCCTTCCGGGATCGTCTCCCACCACTCGACCACCTCCAGCAGGTAGCCCAGCGGCTCGACCACGCGACGCAGGGCGCTGATCGTGCCCTTGCGCTGGTGGACGTAGAACGCCGAGGCGATGACGTCCCTTTTCGCTGCCTCGCTCCAGCTCGGGTCCCAGCGGTCGACGCTGAACGCCCAGGCGAGATAGGGCAGCAGGTGCGCCGGGCAGGTCGCCGGGCGCCACAGATCGCGCAGCGGCACCGGCACGCGCTGGATCTCGGCCAGGGCCTCGGCGGCGGCGCGCTCCAGGGGCGAGGCGTTGGGCGGCAGCAGCGGCCCGTAGCGACGGACCGAGCGGTCGTCAGGCATCGCTGCCTCCGATCGTCACGGTGGTGCCGGTGCAGTGGGCGGCCTGGGTGTTGTCCAGCACGACGTCGGCGGCCGGGGCGGCGAGCTCGACGCGCTGCACGCCCTCGACGTGCAGGGCGGCATGGATGGCCGAGATGCGGATGTCGCGGCCGATGCGGCGCTGGGCGGTGACGTAGGCCGTCAGCGCGGACTGGGCCGCGGCGAGGATCGGCTCCTGCTCGGGGCCGGGGTAGACGTAGAGGGTGGCGTCGACGCTGTAGTCGATGATCTCCGCCGACTGCACCGTGAGGCGGTCGCCCACCGGGCGCACGGTTTCGGCGGAGAGCGCGGGATAGACGGCATCAATCAGCTCCTGGCTGGCGGCGCCGTTGCCCTCGGTGCTGAGCAGGGTGACCAGTGCCTCGACCGGCGCCGGGCTGGTGGCCGTGGCGTCGGCGACCCGGCCGTCGGCGCTCAACGCATGGAACTCGTAGGCGGCGCGCGGGCCGGCGACGCTGAGCCCCTCGAACGCCCGCTGGGCGCGCAGGCGCAGGTCGGTGTTGCTCTCGTAGGTAGGCGGTACCGGCGGCGTGGCGTCGGGATCGCCCGGGTCGATCTCCAGCCGTTCGACCTTGAAGTTGGCGACGAGGTTGTCGAGGTCCTCATCGTTGGCGTGGGCGATCATCACCGCGCGGGCGGCCTCGTTGACCCGCTGCCGCCAGACAAGCTCACGGTAGGCGTTCTCCTCGAGCAGCATGGTCAGCGGCTCGCTCTCGAGTTCGAGGGTGGCCTCGACATCGGCGCGCCGGCTCTCGCCGACCCGATCGAGCAGGGCTGCCTTGCGCTCGGCGAGCACGGTCTCGAAGTCCAGGGACTCGACGACGTCGGGGGCAGGAAGCTGCGAAAGGTCGATGGTGCCGCTCATGCGATGGGGGCCTCCACGCGGATGGCCTGGCCGTCAGTGGTCTGGCCCTGGATCTCGATCGTGGCGCGGCCGGGCTGGGCGGTGCTGACGCTGCGGTGCACGGCGGTGACGCGCAGGCGCGGCTCCCAGCGCAGCAGCGCCATGACGGTGGCGGCGTAGACCTGGAGCATCAGGGCGTCGGACAGCGGCCGGTCGATCAGCTCGGGCAGCAGGCTGCCGTATTCGCGGCGCATGACGCGGGTGCCGATCGGGGTGGTGAGGATGTCGCGCACGCTCTGGCGGATGTGCTCGAGGCGCTCCAGGGAGCGGCCGGTAGAAACGTTCATGCCGGTCATTGGACGGGGCCTCCGCTCTGGCCGCTGCCGGGCACGACGCCGGTGTGCGGGTGGTCGTGGCCAACGTTCACGTCGTTGTGCGTCAGCGTGCCGCCGTCCTGGGCGTAGCTGCCGGCGCGGGCCATGTCGCCCTGGTGGTCGATGTTGCCGAGCCAGGTCGTGCCGCCCGGGGCCTCGATCTCGATGCGCCCGGGCAGCTTGATGCGCAGCACGCTGGCCTGGTGGTCGTACTCGAACAGGCCGCCGTCCGGAAACAGGCGGCGGCATAGCTCGGGCAGATCCGCCGGGGCGGGGTGGGCGTCGGAGAACAGCCCGACCAGCACCACGGCGCCGGCGGGGTCTCCACCGGGGGAGAACAGCACGGCCTGCTCGCCGACGGTGGGCGGATTCCAGTCGCGGGTGGTGCCGGCGCGGCACTCGATCCACGGCCGCCAGGCGGTCAGCAGCTCACCGGATTTCACCCGAACGCGCGGCGGACGCTCGCCCACGACGCCGTGATCCACCTCGGCGATGGTGCCGAGGCGGATCAGGTTATGGATCAGGCGCAGCAGCTCGGCGGCGCTTTGCAGGGGATGCTGTTTCATGCCGCGATGGTTGCGCGGGGAGGGCCGGGGCTCTAGCGGTGGGGATTGTGAGAGGGCGGGGGCACAAAAACGGCGTCAGCCGGCGGTGAGGTGATGAAGCACCGAGTCCTGGATCAGCTGGCGGTCGGCGTCGCTGAGGCCGAGCAGGCGGCGCTCGGCGTAGCTGACCCGCGGGCCGTCGCGGTCGACACGGGCGCGCAGGCCTTCCTGGTGGACCCGGGCGATATGGGCGACGCGGCCGACGAAGCCGACCTCGGCGCCGTCGGTGGTGCTGCGGGCCTTGAGGTACTTGGCGGTGCGGATCTTGGTGAACATCGCGCGCCGGCGGATGGCGCCCTGCTGGGCGCGATGCTGCGGCTTGCGCGGCGCGTAGGGCGTGCCGTCGGGGTTCTGCTGGGCCTTGATACGCTCGCGCTGGGAGCGGCGCAGGTCCTGGGCGACCTTGCGGGTCAGGGTGCGTCGGGCCTTGCGGTCGAGCTGGGCCAGCATGGGCGTGACCCAGTCCTCGAGGGCCTGGAGGTCGTCCATCAGGGGGAATCCCACTCGCTGGTCGGCTGGTAGTCGTCGTCGCCCGGGGCCTTGGTGAGCAGCTCCCAGTGGGTGGCCGGGCAGGTCTCGATGGCATAGGCGGGCTGGCGATGCTCGGCCTGGATGGTGCCGGATTCGCAGTCGACCAGGGCGACCACGCGCTCACTGAGCCGCACGGTGATGGCCAGGTCGTAGGCCTGGTTGCTGAGCAGTTCGGCCTCGAAGCGCACGCCGTCGTCGGGATCGAGGTCCGGCTCGTAGCGCGACAGCCACTGCAGCAGCGGGATCATCAGGGTGTCGGTGCCGCCGGCGTAGTCGGTAACCACCAGCTGGGCCTCGAAGCGGTACTCGTGGCTGAGGTGCTGGCCGCGCTGGAAGCGAATGCTGCCGTCCTGAACGAACGTCAGCAGCCGCTCGGGGCCGCGCTGGAGTTCCGGCACGGCGTCGAGCAGGTGGGCGCGGAGACTGGCGAGCTTGTTCATTGGGCGTCGATCTCGTCCATCAGTCGGCCGCGGCGGCCGCGCAGGGTGCCGGCGATCTTCTCGCCCGAGCGCCCAGCGATGTAGCCGCCGACGCCGAGCGTCATCAGGTCCCAGAGCTGTTCGGGCAGTGCGAGCTGCAGGCCGACACCGAACATGGCGCCGAGGTAGGGCGCGAGCAGGTAGTTGTTGGCGACGATGGCCACGATCACGGTCATCAGCAGCGGGCGCCAGTTGCGCTGGAGCCAGCTCTCGCCGGTGGCCTCGGCGAGAATGACCTTCATGCGTGCCTGGAGGCCGGCGTCCTGCTGGTCGATCAGCCGGTGGCGCAGCTCGGCCTTGAGTCGGTTGGCCTGGTCCTTGTCGGTGACGGCCTGATCGATGATCTCCATCACCGGGCCGGCGACGGTACCGAGGATGCTCTGAATCAGCTTCATGCGGCGATCTCCAGTTGCTGGGCATGGCGCCGGTAGGCGGCGGCGAGCCTGGTGTCGTAGTCGTTGCGCTCGAACGCCGGGCCGTTGTAGCGGCGGGCGAACTCACGCCAGTCGTGCCGGCGCAGGGCGGTGAGCAGACTCTGGTCGGCCTCGATGAAGCGGGTGAAGGCCTCGAGCTGGCGGCCCTCGGTGGCGGCCATGGCCTCACGCCAGGCGGCGGCCGAGGCGTAGCCCAGCCGCTGCCAGTGCATGCCCATGATCTGGAAGAGGCCCCAGCTGGCCGCCTCGATCGCGCAGTCGTCGGTGGCGGTACTGTCGTCCAGGGCGGCGGCGGCCTCGAGGCGATCATGCTCGCGTGGGCCGCCGATGTAGCCGCCGGCCTTGTCGTTGACGAGATCCGGCCGTCGCTGCTGGTAGGGCATGGGGGCGACGCCATAGTGGATCAGCCGGCGGCGCATGATGTGGCGCTCGAACAGAATGACCGGCTGCCCGCCGCGCGGACCGCCGAAATGCAGCCCGCTGCCGCGGCTCTCGACCTCGTTGACCGCCATCACCGCGGCCAGCTCGACGCCGAGCCGCTCGGCGGCATGCACCAGGTCGATCTGGCGCAGCCGACGGGGATCGGGTCGGCCGCCGAGGGCCTCGCGGGTCTTGGGGCCGGCCAGGCCGTCGATGACCAGTCCGTGCGCGCGCTGGATGGCACGGACCGCGGCCTCGGTTTCGTCGCCGAACCAGCCGTCCACCTCGAGGGCGTGGCCGGCGCTGACCAGGGCGCGTTGCAGGGCCTCGACGCGGTAGCCGGTGTCGCCGTGTCGCAGAATCATGAGCCGCTCTCCAGTTCGGTGACGCGGGCCTCGAGGCTCGCGATGTCGGACTTGATGTCGCCCAGCTCGCGGGCGGCATCACCCTTGCGGTAGTAGAGGTCGCTCCAGTTGCGCAGCTCGCGGCGCAGGCTGGCGAGCTGTTCGCTCTGGTAGGTCAGCCGTTCGCGCAGCACGGCGGTGTTCTCGCCCAGGGTGACGAGCTTGAGGCCGGCCCAGCCGAGCAGGGCGACCAGCAGCAGCTGGATGCCGGTTTGCAGATGCCGCTCGAAGATCGATCGGCTGTTCGAGGCGGTGTCGGATTGGGCCATGAGGTCCTCTAGTTCCAGAGCTGGATGGTGTCGGCGATGGCCGGCTCGGCGGCCTGTTCGTCGGGCAGGGTGACGAGGGTGCCGTGGGGCAGCACCGGGCCGACGTCGGCCAGGCCCGGGTTGAGCGCCAGGGCCTGCTCGGTGACGCCGGCAGTGCGGCCGAGCACCCGCTGGCAGAGCGCGTCGAGGGTCTCGCCCTGGTGGGCGCGCACATCAGGCATCTCAGATCAGCTCCACGGTGGTGTGGTCGCGGCCTTCGATCTCGGCCACGGCCCAGCGGGCGTCGCGGCGGAGGTCGTTGGCCGCCTCGTCCTTGGCCTCGCCGCGCTCGTCGCCGTCCTGGGTGGCAGAAACGTCGCGATAGCGCTCGAGCAGGCTGGCGTGGGCGGTGGCGTAGACGGCGCGGCGGTAGAGCAGGGCGTAGTGGTCGGGCAGCGCCCAGACCGGCGGCGCCACGGCGGCCAGGGTGGCGGCGCCGTCGTCCTGGCGGGCGAGCTGCCAGTCGGCGAGCTGGCGATTGACGTCAGCCATGGCCACCTGCAGCGCCTGCACCAGGCGCGGCACGGTGACGGTGCCGTCCAGCCGGGTGGCCTCGCGGAAATCGCCCGGCTCGATGTCCGGCCAGAAACCGTTGTTGTCGAGGCTGGGCGGATCGGCGGGGGCGGTGCCGGTACCGGCGGCGATCAGGGACATGGCGGCGGCTCTCGCTCAGGTCGGGATAGGAAGGGGGTGGACCGGGTGTCGAGTTGGGCGTGGCCCGCTCTTGCCCGGTGCCCCCTTGGCGTCGGCGTGCGACTCGGTGTCAGGCCTGGGCGTTGTCGCCCTGGCCAGCGTTCTGTTGCTTGAGCTCGCGCTCGAGCTTCTCGATGTCCTTCTTCACCCCGACGCGGTCGTTCAGCTCCAGGGCGCGGCGCAGATGCTCGAGCGCTTCGGCGGCGTGGCCGCCTCGGGCGCGCTGGGCGTAGCCGAGGGCCTTGTGCAGCTTCGCGCGCACCGGGTCGTGCATGTCGGCGTCGCGGGTCAGCGCCTCGGCGCGGCCGAGGTGCATGGCCAGCTCGGCGGCCTGGTTGGCGGCGGCGGTGCGGGCCTCCTCGCTGTCCTGGACCGGGGCCTCGAGCTGCTTGATGGCTTCCTCGGCGAGCTGCTCGGCCAGGATCGAGGCGGTGTCGCGCTCGAAGCGGTCGGGAGCGTCGAGGCCGTGGCGCAGGGCGTACTCGGCGATGGCCAGCGCGCCGGCCAGGTCGCCGACGTCGAGCCGCCAGATCATGACGGTCATCACGACGTCGTCCTGGGCGCCGGACCCGGCCTCGAGCACGCCGGCGACGTAGGCGTCGAACTCCGGCAGCAGTTCGCGCTTCTTGGCGATCTTCTGCTCGGTGCTCTTGATGCCCTTGAGGGTGCGTCGGGCCTCGTACAGCGCGGCGGCGTGCAGTTCGTACTGCTCGCCGGTCTGGGGGCGGCCGGGGGTTGCGGTTCCCGCCGCTTTCGCGGCGGTGACGCGCTGGTAGTGCTTGCGGGCGGGGCTGTGCATTGGGCTCTCCTTAGACGCTCCAGTCGCCGAAGATGATGTTTTCCACCAGGCAGCCGGCACCGAAGTCCTCGACCACGTAGGCGTCGTTGGAAGACTCGTAGTTCTCCACGCGCTTACGCTTGGGCTCGTCCTTGAGGTAGCGGCGGCGGCTGCCGCGCTGCCAGTAGATGGAGAGGTTCTCCGGCGGGGTGATCAGCAGGGTGCCGTCGGGCATGTAGGGCACTCGGGCCGCTTGCTGCCCGCCCATGCGCTTCTGGCTGACGATCATGTCCAGGGCGCGCTGCTCGGTAGGCGGCTGATCCCGGTTGATCAGCGGGAAGTACTTGTCGGCGAGGATCTTGCGGCCGCAGATCGCGCGCAGATCGGTGGACTCGCGATGCCAGGGGTCGATCATCTCGTTGACGACGTCGTAGACCAGGGCGTCCAGGTTCTCGTAGTCGCCACCGGGGCCGACGCGCACCTCGCCAGAGGCGGCGACGACTTCGCTCAGCACCCGGGCGGGCGCCTGGTCGCGATAGTGCTGCAGCCAGCCGATGTTGACGTCTTCGAGCAGCGGGTTGGCGACGCGGTCGGTCTCGATGGCGGCGGAGGTGCCGTTGAGCCCGATCATGATCCGGTCGAGCGCCTGCTGGCGGATGATCATGTTGCGCACCCGGGCCTGGAAGTCGCGGAACTTGGCCCAGGCGTCGAGCTTGCTCCACGGCAGGTAGGTGTCGAACTCGGTGGAGCGGCACTCGTACCCGTTGGCGTCCAGGGTGCTCAGGTCGCGCGGGGTGCGGTCGTTGGCGGTGGTGTCGGTGCGCCCGGCGATCGGGCCGGACAGGCCGAGGCCGAGCTTCTCGCCCTTGAGCTCGTCGACGCCGATGATGTTGATGCTGGCCAGGAAGGCGCTGGTCTCCTGCATCTTGGTCTCCAGCGTCTGCTGGACGCTGGGATCGACGGCGAAGGACTCACCGGCGCTGGGCACACCCGAGAGGTGGGCGACGCGCTCGGCGAACTTGTTGAAGGCTTGGCGGGTGTCGTTGCGCATGGGGTCGGGTGTCCTCAGCAGTCGGTCAGTTCGGCGCCGCCGTTACCACCCAGGGCGGGCGTGCGGTCAGGGGTGTCGGGGGTGTGGTCGAGCTTGGCGTAGAGCTCGTCGAGCTTGGTCTTGGTCGCCTCGTGGGCGGACTTCAGCTCGTTGAAAGACTCGGCCGATGGGCGCTTCTCGAGCTCGGCGGCAAGGTCGGCGTGCTTCTGCACGAACAGCTCGAGGGTCTGCTCGAGGTCCTTGCTGAAGGCGGCGAAGCCCTTGGCGGTCTTGGCGTCGTGCTTCTTGAACAACGCCGTGACGCGCTCTATCAGGCTCGGGCCGTTGTCGGCCGGGGGCGTCTCGGTGAAATCCAGCTCGATCTCGACCGCCTCGGTGAAGAGGTTGTCGGGGTGTTGCTTGCGGGCGGCCAGCGGCGAGTTGTCGCCGGCGGAGCGCGAGAACTTGAGCATCTCGGTGCCCAGGCTGGCCGGGGAGTCGGTGACCGCAAGGCCCTCGAGGTAGGCCTCGCCGGTGTCGGAGAACGCCGGGTTCACCTCGATGGAGGTGTAGACCTTCTGGCGCTGCTGGTTCATCTCCTTGAGCCGGTCGGTCGGGTCGATGTCGGCGAACAGGGCCAGCTTGCCGTCCTCGACCTTCTGGGCCTCCACGGCGGTGACGTCGCCCAGGGCGGCGAAGGGGCCGTCGTGGAACACGCCGCGCATGTGCTCCATCCACACGCGGGCGCCGTACTTGGCGGGATCGTAGTTGGCGGCCATCTGCTCGATCCATTCGCGCTTGATCTCGCGGCCGTCGGTGGTGGCGCCTTCGGTGGCGACGCGGAACTTGGCCATGGGGGTCCTCGGCTCGGGTGTCTGACGATGGCGTCAGGTTCCGCGCCCCGCGTGATTGCCTCAATCACCGGCGGTTGTGCCGGGCTGCTCCCACAAATGGCCGCTCCTTCGCCCCTTCGGGCGCGCGGGTAGGCTGGCCGCATGACGACATCAGCCCCCGACACCCTCGAATCCCCGCGCCTGACGGCCCGCCATCTCTACTGGCAGGGCTGGCGAGTGGCGCGCATCGCCGAGTTCCTCGACCTCAAGGCGCCGACCGTTCACAGCTGGAAGGAACGCGACGGCTGGGAGGAGGCCACGCCCACCCAGCGCGTCGAGGGCGCGCTCGAGGCGCGCCTGGTGCAGCTGATCGGCAAGGAGGCCAAGGAGGGCAAGGACTTCAAGGAGATCGACCTGCTGGGCCGGCAGATCGAGCGGCTGGCCCGGGTGCACCGCTACCAGGAGACGGGCAAGGAGGGCGATCTCAACCCGAACATCGAGCGGCGCAACGCCGGCGAGAAGAAGAAGCCCCGGCGCAACGCCCTGGACGAGGAACAGGTCGAGCAGCTGAAGGCGGCGTTCCTGGATACCTGCTTCCAGTACCAGATCGACTGGTACGAGGCCGGCCAGAAGCACCGCATCCGCAATATCCTCAAGAGCCGGCAGATCGGCGCCACCTTTTTCTTCGCCCGCGAGGCGATCGTCGATGCTTTCGAGACGGGGCGTAACAAGATCTTCCTGAGTGCCTCGAAGGCTCAGGCCCATATCTTCCGCAACTACATCGTTCAGTTCGTCAAAGAGACCTGCGACGTCGACCTGAAGGGCGATCCGATCGTGCTCGACAACGGCGCCGAGCTGCACTTCCTGGGCACCAACGCCAAGACGGCCCAGGGCTATCACGGCGACGTCTACCTGGACGAGTACTTCTGGATTCATCGCTTCCAGGAGTTCCGCAAGGTCACCTCCGGGATGGCCATGCACAAGAAGTGGCGCCAGACCTACTTTTCGACGCCGTCGAGCCTGGGCCACGAGGCGTATCCGTTCTGGTCCGGTGAGCTGTTCAACAAGCGGCGCAAAAAGGCCGAGCGGCAGGAGTTCGACGTCAGCCATGCGGCGCTGGCCGGTGGGGCACTGTGCCCCGATGGCCACTGGCGGCAGATCGTCACCGTCGAGGACGCGATCGCCGGCGGCTGCGACCTGTTCGACCTGGACCAGCTGCGCCTCGAGTACAGCCCCGACGAGTACGCGAACCTGCTGATGTGCCAGTTCGTCGACGACAGCCAGTCGGCGTTCCCGCTAAGCCTGGTGCACCCCTGCATGGTGGACGCCTGGGAGATCTGGGACGACTACCGGCCCTACGCGCCGCGACCGGTGGGCGACCGCGGGGTGTGGATCGGCTACGACCCGACCGGCACCGGCGAGGACGGCGACGGCGCGGGCCTGGTGGTGGTGCTGCCGGCGCGCACCGCCGACGAGAAGCACCGGATCCTGGAGCGCCACCGGCTCAAGGGCGAGGACTACGCGGCCCAGGCGGCGTTCATCCGCTCGTTCCAGGACAAGTACCGCATCGAGCACATCGGCATCGACGTCAGCGGCCTGGGCGAGGCGGTGGCCGAGCACGTCGAGAAGTGGTTCCCGACGCTGACCCGCTTCCGCTATGACCCGGCGGTGAAGGGCCGGCTGGTCATGCAGGCCCAGCAGATCATGCGCAAGAGCCGCCTCGAGTTCGATGCCGGCTGGAGCGACATGGCGCAGTCGTTCATGGCCATCAAGCGCGAGCTCACCGCCTCCGGCCGCCAGTACACCTACACCAGCGGGCGCAGCCAGGCCACCGGTCACGCCGACCTGGCCTGGGCCGCCATGCACGCCCTCAGTCACGAACCGATCGACGGCCCCGCCGAGGGGGCCGGCCAGTCCCTCATGGAGATGTACGAATGACCGAGACCACCGACGCCAAGCCCCGGTACCGGGTGCCGGCCTATACCCGCACCGAGGCCCCGGCCACGCCGGTGGCCAACGACGGGCCCGCGCGGACCGAGGCCTTCAGCTTCGGCGATCCGGAGCCGGTCACCAGCATGCGCGACGCCTTCTACGAGGGGATCTATCTCTCGGGGGATGAGTGGTACGAGCCGCCGGTGCCGCTGGAGATCCTGGCCAAGAGCTACCGGGCCACGGCCCACCACGGCAGCGCGCTCCAGGTGAAGCGCAACATCCTGCTGCGCACCTTCAAGCCGCACCCGCTGCTGGGCCGCCGGGCGTTCTCGGCGCTGGCCCTGGACTACCTGGTGTTCGGCAATGGCTACCTCGAGGAGGTGCGTGGGCGGCTGGGTAAGCGGCTGCCCTTCCGCCACCTGTCTGCCAAGTACATGCGCCGGGGATTGAATGATCGCTACTGGTGGGCACCCAACTACCTGGAGCGCACCGAGCTGCCGCGGGGCAGGGTGGTGCACCTGCTCGAGCCGGACATCGACCAGGGCATCTACGGTGTGCCGGACTACATCGGCAGCCTGCAGTCGGCCTGGTTGAACGAGTCGGCGACCCTGTTCCGCCGGCGCTACTATCTCAACGGCAGCCATGCGGGTTTCATCATGTACGTGAACGACCCGGCCCACGACCAGAAGGACATCGACGCCATGCGCCAGGCGCTCAAGGAGTCGAAGGGGCCGGGCAACTTCCGCAACCTGTTCCTCTACTCGCCCAACGGCAAGAAGGACGGGGTGCAGGTGATCCCCGTGTCGGAGGTCGCGGCGAAGGACGACTTCTGGAACATCAAGAACATCACCCGGGACGACCAGCTCGCCGGCCATCGCATCCCGCCCCAGATGATGGGCATCATCCCCCAGAACACCGGCGGGTTCGGCGACGTCGAGAAGGCCGCCCGGGTGTTCGTGGCGAACGAACTCGAGCCCCTCCAGGCCACCATGCGCGAAATCAACGAGTGGGCCGGCGAGGAGATCGTGCAGTTCGATCCCTACTCGCTCAGCGGCGACGAAGGCACCGGCCTCGATCCGACCCGGCGATAGCTCGCCGGCTCGCCAGCCGCTACCGACCACCACCAGCAGGCCGCCCACCCGGGCGGCCTTTTCGTGCCTCCGCGCGAGCAATCCCGGTTGAGACGCATTTGTGCCTCGTAGTGCGTCTATCGCGCTGTGCGGCCTTCTGCCGGCCGCTGGCTCTCAGGCGATGCGCGCATCAACTCGATCGTCGATCGCACCGCAGGCGGCCACCCAGCCGCCCCTCCACCCCAGCGGCGCACCGCCGCGCGCCGTCGACACCCCGCCCCGCCCGCGCGCTAAACGTGCCGGTTTTTATGCACTCATGCACTAAGGCGCCAGGCCGCGCCGTTGAGCGGGTTCCGATGGGGATGAGAGGGGCTCCGGCTTATGCGGATCTACGCGGTTTTCTGCATGGTCATGCAGGTGATTGATCTCAAGGCGATAGTCAACTGCAAAGAGCCGGCTGTGATCGGCAGCCGGCTCTTTTTTGATGTGTCATTTTTGGTACTTGGTGACGATTACGCCCGTGGTTGTCAGCCTTCGTTCCAATCCATCATCGGGGCCACGGAGAAGGTGCGGTCAAGATCGGTCATCGGCGTCACGGGGTCATTCGAGAAGCGCGTATTCTACCAGCCATGGCGCGGGGTGCGAGTGCTGTAGGCCAGCGTGAAAGGTCTCGGCGACGATGTCGTCCATACTCGATGAGGTGGATGTGTGAAACGGCTACTGAGGGAGGCGTGAATGGGGAGTCATGATCTCGACGAGTCCCGGCGTGAGCTGTTGGCGCGGGTACTGCAGCACGGTGGCGTACTGGCGGCCCCGTTCGGTCACGCCGGTGAGGATTCTCATGAGTCTCGGGGCCGGGCCGATATCGCGGCCCTGGAGGAGGCAGGGCATCTCGTGGTCCAGCGGGATGACGAGGGCCGTCCGAGCCGGCTCGAGCTGACGCCGAGCGGATATCGCGTCCTGGGGATCGACTAGCCGGGGGCGGGTGAAGGAGGGGGAGACG